TGTGAGAAATCTGCAATGGAATATCATCACTACGTGTAAGAAAGAGAGTGAATTCAAGGATTATCAGTCTAAGAAAATCCACAAGAAGAAGATCGTCATAAAGAACTTGAGGAAAGATTTGGATCATACCATCAAGAACATACCACTTTATAAAGCTGCGAGAAACCACACACATCCAAATTGTGCAGTGGAGAGGACGGCAGTAACAAATTATCTAGTGGATATAGTTAAGAATGATGGCCGTGTTCCTTATATAGTGAGCCGAAGTGAGCAAGACCAACTTAATGGAGTAGATGGAACTCGGCATTACTATTTTTCCAAGGACTTGAGCATGGATTATGCGTCGACTAAGGTTGGCAATAATCATGTGTTCATTATGACAGACGTGGACTATTATTTGGACATGAATAAATACTTGCAATATTTCAAACCAACTCTGATCTACACATTTATACCATCATCAGCTGGTTACAGGGATAAAGAAACTAGTTATTTCTTTAAAGACAACCGAGTCCACTATAATGTGAGTGGGGGAGCTAGTTATGATCATGAATTATGGGATTATACTGGCGATATAATAACTGTGATTGATAAATATCGTAACCTTTTGGTGTTCGATGTGACGCAACACGTCATAGAGAACAGCCCAAACCGACGAATCATCACTATATTGCCAAAAGTTTGTGTCCCATATCCATACTATCAACGTGACATAACCCAAGCACCACTCAAGCGAAAGGTGTTGACTAAGAACAGCGTGTCTTTCATCGATTGCGCTCATAGCGAGTTTTACTCACTTGCCATAGCAGGATCGACCGAATCATTTGAAGTTCGGAAATCTGTTTATCAGGCCATTGAACATCGCCTGAAAACTAAAACCAGCGGACCACCCACGATAGCAGATGTGGAACAATTAATGCACCAAACATCGCGTGATGATGAAGATAAATCTAATTTCAAAATAATGGCGTGTCATTTGCATTGCATAATGACCAAGAATGTGGAGTTTGAGAGAAACGTAATAGCTACTAGTACATTGCCAACGCATTATGCGCCTTTGGGCACACTGAAAACTGTGGACAGTAGCTCGCCGGGCCAGGCCGTAACAAGTCCTCTAGCACGAGAACCAGCACTCTTTGCTGCTAAGAGCTTAGCTTCCGATGAGGTTATGACAGAAAAACGTGTCAAAGTTGTAGCTAACAAAACAAGACCCCCTGTTAACTTCAATACCTATCGTGAGGAATTTATCGGCCTGGTAGTTCCACCAGAATTACGTCACCGAGGGGTGCCATTACCTTTGGAAGAAGTGATAGCATTGCAGAGCAAGCCTATGCAGAAAGCAAGAACGAAGGCAAACGAACATCTTTTGGGGTTGTTCCCTATGAACAAATTAAAATCGTTCATGAAGACAGAGCCATACCCCAGCATCAATGACCCAAGAGCGATAACTCAGATGAGCGTTCAGCTAACCATAATGATGAGTGCTTATACCTATGCATTTAAAAATGACAGGTTGAAGAAACTACCATCTTATGGCCCAGGCAAAACACCTGTAGAGATAGTTGAGCGTATCAAGGAGATAGGAGCTGAAGGACTTATAGAATCAGATTATAGCAGATTCGATGGAAGTATAAGTCCTTATTTGCAGGATGTCGTAAGACGAATTTATTTAACTTGGGTTCGTGAGCAAGATGCACCAATATTGAAGTCTAACTTCGATAACGTGTTTCTTCGCTCAGCAACAACATCACATGGGTTGAAGTATGATGCTGGCTATGGCACACGCAGCGGAAGTCCTATAACGACGGATGGTAATACATTGATCAACATGTTTGTATCATATGTAGCATTGAGAGAAATGGGCATGAAGAAGGAGAAAGCCTGGTTAAAACTCGGTTTGTACACAGGAGATGATGGGTTGAACACCAACGTGCCGGGAATGAAAGAATCATTGGAGCTGGTCACGCAACAATTTGGTTTGAAGCTTGAAGCAGTATCAGCTAAACCTAATGAATCTGTAAATTTCGCCGGACGAACATTTCCACACCCCTTGACATCGAAGTCAAGCCACCAGGATATTAAACGTACCCTTGTGAAGCTGCACTTAAGTGCGAATAAGAATGTCACTAAGGAGATGGCAGCAGCTAATAGAGCTGTCGGTTATATGACCACTGATTCAAATACGCCGATTATACGAGCGTGGTGCGAAACAGTGTTGAGATATACCGGAGACATTAGTGCCGTTGAATCTATGACATCGGAGGAACGCTTCAAGGTAGAGAATGGTTCATGGAATCAAGAAGACAAGGACGTAATATTCGATAGTGTGTGCAAAATACTGGGGATGACAAAGGCAGAAGTTGAAGCCGCCGAGAGATCCATCTATGGCTCAAAGCATCTTGACGATATACCCGTGGTTTACGAAAATAAGCGCGAGGTTAAGTTAGAGGCTGAGTTTGATGGAGTCATCACCGGGCCACGAGATGAAAAATGTCAACAAACCAAGAGCAACTCGAAGAGTCAGCCCAAAAATGGAGAGAAACAATGCATCAACACATCCGGACGACAGTCCACCAGCATGTCGCCAAAGCCCAGAGCTGGAAAGAGAAGGGAGTCCCGTCCTTTCGACCAGCCCGGCCAGAGGACTACGACCCGGCAATCCGGGTACTGTGCCAGAAAATCGTCAACTACGAAGAGCGAGACATGCCGCCAGCAACAGGCGCCAGTGGAACCCAAAGGGCAAAGACACCGCCCGTACGACCCGCAACCCAAGCAGGAAACGACCCGAGGAAGACCAAGAAATAAGAGTGTTCGTGCAGGTAGGCAAGATAGGGGAACTGCTCGTTATGAGACAGTTAGGGCAGATGTCCATCAAAGACGCCCCGACACCCCCCCCTACCATCCTGGAGGAGCCAACTACGGAACAAATTTCCGACCAGTTACTCCCGAGCCTCCTGTAGGAGTGAAAGAGCTTAGCAAGCGGCTCAATGCGGTATCATTAAATTATGATGCCATAGAGCCCTATTAGGCATCAACATCATCGC